AATAGTAATTATGAAATACATTACATTCCCCACAGCGAATTTGAACGAGATACCGCAGGAGGTACTCGATGAACTGCACTTGGTTCCGAGAAAGAGCGTTGACGGTACCCAGGTGATTATGAAATTGGATCACTATGAAATGTTGTTCCCAAGTATCATGACTTTGCCCTTACTGGACGAAGAGGAGACTCCGCAAGAGCCGGTCTATCCTTATCCGGTATACGAAGGCGAAGAATTGAATACTTTATTGTCGGGTCCGGAGTGGTCTTCAAGTGATAGTATCCTATGAAAACCCTCCCTTGGATACTAGTCTGCCTGTTGCTTGGCGTGATCGTGTGGATGCAGTGTAATCCGCACGAGCCTCTCCCGCCAGAAATCAAGACCGAGACGAAGATAAAGACGGTTATCAAGGTTTGCTCCTTAACCATATCTCCGCCCATGGCTCCCTTGCTCTTCATTCAACTAAAAGACACCATGCACATAGGTGATACGGTAGTCGGGCGTGAACAGGCTTACTATGAGGATAGCCTTTATCGTGCATGGGTGTCTGGCTACCGTCCGAGACTGGATAGCTTGCAGATATTCCCAAGAACTGTTTATCAGAATGTGACGAATGATATTTATCATACTGTTACTTCGAAAAAGAAACGCTGGGGATTAGGTTTACAGGCTGGGTATAATTATCCGGGTGGTTGGTACGTAGGTGCCGGAGTTAGTTATAACTTATTTATGTGGTAATTACCGGACTAACTATCTTCACAGACCGCTTCCGGTATGAAAAGTTTAAGTTTTACCTATATAACAATTTCTGTTGGAAAAAGGTTTATAAAGAAAGGAGGGCAAAATGATACATTAATTAATCCTAAGCACTAAGTTTATCCGGTAAAGTAGAAGGCCGGTTATCATAACAAATGTAGCTCTTTTGGGGGGCAGAGTAAAAAGAACCCCCGACACATTAAAGTTGACGCCAATCAATACTTTAATACACCAAAGCATACATCGGTTGTGTCAGGGGGTATAATATCCTTAACATTCCGAAGTATGCTTTTGTTCTTTTGGTATATGTACTGATTGGCAAGGGCAAAAGTACAACAAAAAAATTAATTACCATGTGTAAGTCAGAGATTTTTGCCGAAATATTGAACCTTGTAGGAAAAGAAACAGAAGTTTCTCCTGAATTAATCCTTTCATCAAGCAAAGTGACCGAGGTTGTCGATGCCCGCTCTATCGTAGTATTCTTCCTTACTGAATACGGTCTATATCCTGAACAGATAGCCGCTCTACTTCATAAGACATCTGCCAGTATACGCTATCTTATATCCACTTTTGAAAGCCGTAAAAATACAAACAAAATGATTGCAATATATCTGCAAAATATTCGCAAATCGCTTGCAAATGAGTGCTGATTTATGATATCGCTAATATATACTTTTGTGTGCGGTTGATATTGACCGTAATAAAAAGTATAAATCTCTATGGAAAGAACGTACGTTTTTAATCAGGACGGTGGAGCGGCTTCAGGAAACGGCCTGCTTGCTTCTATTCTTCCGTCTTTGCAAAACAGAGGAGTTGACACCGGTTACCTGATGGGTCTGCTTGGAGGCGGCAATGGCAACGGTGGCTTCTTTGGTAACAATGGTGGTTTTCAAGACATCATTGCGCTTATTGTGATTGCAGCTATTTTCGGAAATGGTAATTTCGGCTTTGGCGGCAATAATAATCAGGGAGCGAACGAAGGAAGGGAGATGATTATGCAGACACTTAACCGAAACGGTGTCGACATTGCATCACTGGCACAAGCCGTGAACACTTCTTCCGATCAAATCCTTGCCGGTATTAACTCCGTATCACAGGCAATCTGTGGGCTTGGTAACCAAATGGGTCAGAACACCAACAGCATCCTTACTGCAATTATGCAGGGCAACAACGCTCTGACATCTCAAATCTGTAACTGTTGCTGCGACATGAAGCAGCTTGTAGCCACACAAGGATATGAGAGCCAGCTTGCAATGTGCAATCAGACTAATACATTAGTCAACACAGCCAACCAAAATACGCTTTCTTTGCGTGACAGTGCAACAGCTAATACGCAGGCTATCATTGCCAAGTTGGATGCTATGCAGAATCAGGCATTGCAGGACAAGATTGCATCTCTTACTGCGGAAAAGGCAACCCTTACTGCTGAAATCTCCCAACGTAACCAAAATGCTACAATTTTAAATGCAGTAGGTCAACAGATTGCACCTCTTGCGGCTGGATTGCAAGCATTGCAAAGCGATGTTGATGGAATCAAATGCAAGTTGCCTAACACAGTTCCGGTTCAATACCCTAACATTGTTGGTGTAAACATGGATACTTACCGTGCGGCTGCTTTCGGTGCTTATGCCGGTGACGCAGCATACGGACGTAGCGGATGCGGTTGTAATAACTACTGGGGTTGATCCGGTAAGAAAGGAGGTAATTATGTGGCCTAACTTTTTTACAGGATTCCCCTTTCTGTTTCCGAGCATTGGGCGGGTGAACTTAAACACCTTGCCTACTGTATCGGTAACGGTCGGCACGGAGAATGTGACATTGGAACTCCCTAATCATGCGTTCCGTAATCGGGACTATGTAGGAGGGTTCTATGTTAATCTTCGCCAGCCTATCCCTTCCGGGACGGCAACAACGCTTCCTGTACTGATTGGGACCAATGGGGACACAAGACCGTTGATGGCTTACAATAACGAGCCTGTAACAGTCGCCAACCTAGCCGGTACAGGCATCTATGAAATCCATTATAACAAGTATACAAATGAATTGTATCTGGTAAATGGAGGATATAGACCGACTACTCCGGCAGCTCCAACTTCGGAAGCGGTAGCAGCAAAAAGTAAGTAAAAACACGGGCTATCGTGTAATGCGGTAGCCCTATTAAATCAATCATTATGTTTCAATCGTTAAGAGCAAATAATCAGTTGTATATTCTTCATAAGGATGCGAATCCTTATATTGAAATAGGATCAGTAGTCAGTGTTTCGGCTCCTAAACCCAAGTACCCTATGCCTACTCCTATTGGTCAAATTCCCCAGACGGAAATGGTTGTGGATATTGTAATTAACATAAGTGGTCAAAACACAACTTTTCAGAATCTTCCGGCAGGAGGAGACATTGCGGATTTTGGACAGAACGGTAATATTGTATTATCCTGTTCCCGTGATGCAATGAACTCGGAAGTTACATCTATGAAACAGAAAAGCATTGATATTCTGAACAGCATAGATTTTCATCAAAGCGTGATTGCCGGCTGCGACAAGATGCTAACCATTCTTAACCCTGAATTTGCAGAAAAGCAAAGACAGGAGCAGGAAATAGCATCATTAAAAGGTCAAATGTCCGAAATGAGCAAGAATATGGCGGACCTTATGGAAATGAATAAGCGACTGATGGAACAGCTTGGAACAAAGGAGACATCTAAAAACAGTAAATAATATGGGAATGTGGACAATTAGAGAAGAGCATGATGGATATGATCGTGACTTCGGAATGAGAGGAAAAAGCGAAATTGAAGAAGCTTATCGTGAAGGTTGTCGTCATGGTTATGAGAAGGCCATGAGTGAAATGCGTGGCGGTGGAATGGGATTCCGTGAGAATGGACGCTACGACAGCGATGGCATGAACGAGCGTCGTATGCCGGGTTATTTCCCAGAATCCCCTATGTACGGAGATATGGGAGAGCGCAGACGCAGACGCTCAAACGGTGAGTTCTATTAATCGTATGAGGGGAGAAATCCCCTCTTATTCTAATAAAGCAATTATTATGGGACAAAGACTAGATACGTATGACAAGATGCCGCTGGCAATGAAAAATTATCTGTCATTATACGGCTGGCACTTCTCTAAGAAGATGTGCGAATGGGCTGTTTCTAAAATGGAAGTTGAGAACAAGACTACCAAGCAGAAGGAAAAACTCGTTCCGATCAAAAAGGAAGAGGTGGAGGAGCTTCTGAAAAAATACGGAATTAAACTGGAGAAAGATGCCGGGTACGATTGCGTATATGTAGCCAATATGGCGAAAGCTGATTATTATAAGAGCTCCATTACAGATGAATCCCGTTTGGCATTATTCTTGAAGGATTACATAGATGATCCAGACGGATATGACGGACTTCCTTTTACCCGTTTCTATGCGGATTGTATCGGAAGTGGCACACCTATAATGTGGGATGATATGCTCTGATTATGATAGTCCAGGATTTCTACATACCGAAATATGATTGGAGAGTTAGGGTGTATTATGCCGTAACGACTTACTGGACCAGTGAGATTCTGTGCGAACTTCACCGTATCGGTTGTAGAGGGGAAGATTTCAAACAGGCATACAGAAACCTCTCTTCCGGGGCTCTCAATACCGGTCTTACTTATTCGGACTTTGAGGAGCGTGAGACTGTGATGGTAATTGCTCTCACTTCTTCCCCGGGAGAGTTCCAAAACTCATGGGATCACGAAAAAGGGCACTTGTGCCGGCATATCTCACAAGCATTCAATATTGACCCCTACGGGGAGGAAGCCCAATATCTTTCCGGTGAGGTAGGGCAGAAGATGTTCCCGATAGCGAAGAACTTCTTGTGTGAACATTGCAGGAAAAACTTATGTCGAAGATATTAAGGGGCATTTTGTCAGGAATATATGTAACAGTCGAAAATGAGAGAAAAAGACTACATAGATGATTTGATTTCACAGGCCGACGACCGGTATCACTCGGATTTCTGCCGGCTTCTGCTGGTGATGCTATGGAACGCCTAGAAAGGTGGTTGTACTGGCTGATTCCTCTTGCGATTATTGCAAGGGTTATATCTTTGTGTTTGTCCTTGGCTATGTAGTCGGGGATTTTTTATACCTTTGCCGAAAACTAACATTAGTATGGCAGAAGAAAAGAAATATGACTACGACTCAATAAACGAGTTACTAACCTGGGCTAAAGAAACGCTCAATAATAAGAGATACCCGACTGGGGAATTCCAGTTAGATAAATGCGCCAAAATTCTCGATTGCGGGAAGTACCTTGATTCGATGATAGCGGTGATTTCAAGGAATTGGGAGAACCCTACGTTTTATCCGACTGTAGACCAGTTGAGAACATTTAGAGAAAAGATAGAGAAAGGAAAATAATATGACTTATTTATGTGTTGACAAAGATGGGACTGAACGTATTATTGAATGTGAAGTCTATTGTGAAAGAGGAGGAGACGAAGAACCCTATAGAGACGAAGAATGTTGGGACTATGATCCGCATAATGATGTATGCATCGAACTCCCCAAAGGTACAATAAAGAAAATCCTTGGACGAGAACTAACATGGGAGGATAAACCTGTTGAATTGAAATAGAGAAGGCAGCCGAATAAGCTGCCTTTTTGTATTTTAGTCCCTGTTTTAGTACTCTTATTTTGTAATTTATTGATTTTTAGAGTTGTTGGTAGTGGGTACGAGAATCGAACTCGTATTACATGCGTGAGAGGCATGTGTCCTAACCGTTAGACGAACCCACCGGAGTTTA